AGCAGTGGCTGACGCGACGTTGTGCAGCTTCACATAGCGCCACGATGCCGTCGTGTTGCTCAGGCACCAGCCGAACACGCGCCCGGCCGTGGCCTTGATCTGCGCAACGTTGGTTGTCGCCGCGCTCACGATGTGGTGCCCCGACATCGCGCCCGTAGCGTTGGCCCGCACTTGCAGGCTGACATCGCCCACAAGGTTCGTGCCAGCGGCCAGCGCGCCCGCGTGCGTGATGGGCTGGTTGCCACTGATCTGCGCCGCCGGGATCGGCTCTGTTGCGTAGCTGCCGCGCTGGATGTTCCACGTCGCGGTGCCGCTCGTGTGCGCCGTCGCACGCACGCGGACGAACGACAGGCCGTTTACAGACGCCTCCCACGCATAGGCCGGCGTGGCGGCAAGAACACCCGATGTGGTCTCGATGGTGTTCGCGTTGCTGCGCACCACCTGAATGCCAAACCAGTTGCCGTTGGTCCCCGTGGTCGAGTCAAGCGAGCCCTCGAACGTGACGTTGTGGCCCACCAGCGAGGCGGCCACCATGTGGAACATCACGTTGCTTGCGCGATCCACTTGGCAAAACACCGTCTGCGCGTTCGCGGTGATGCTGCCCGTGACAAGCGCATACAGACCCGGCTGCGCGCTCACCTTCAGCCGGCCCACCTCGTTGACTTGCAGCGGCGAATAGTCGCCGTCCGCGCCGCCAAGCGATGCCTCGTCATCGCGACGAACAGCCAGCGCCATGATGCCGGCATCGCCGCTTGCGTGCGCCGCATCTTCCAGCCGAACAGCGCTCGCCACGGTCGCCAGCGTGGCCTCAGTCGCCGGGTTAAACGGCACGCCGGCAGTCGTCGCCAAGATGTTGACGGGAACCTCTTCACCGCCAACCGTGCTAGATGCGATGTCAAGGTCCGCGTTCAGGCGGTCGCGCGTGCGGATGGTCACTCGTCACCCTCCGCAATCTCGCCCTCGTACACCTGACCGCTGGGCGCCGTGATCCGCATGCGCTTGCGCTTCGGCATCGCCAGCATCTGCACGGCCTGCGCCATCAACACGGCCGGGTCGGGCCTTTCTTCGGCGGCTTCTTGTCCTTCTTCTTCGGATAAGTCTTCATCGACTTCCTTCACAAGTGATTCAGGAACAGGAACGTCCATCTTCTTGGCGATGACGGTGATCAGCCCACCAAGCTCGGCCACATCGCGGCGCACATCCGCGCCAATCTCGGCCACGCGCTCCTGAGTCATCGCGTTGAGCTGGGCGATGCGCTCGCGGCTCTGGATGTCGGCGGCCTTGACTTGCGCGTCGATCTGCTTTGCCGCCAGTCCGCTCTGTGCTTCTTGCAGCGCCTGCTGCATGGCTTGCATCTGCTGCTGCATCGCCTGCATCTGCGCCTGAACCTCGGGCGGCAAGCCCTGCTGCTGCGGCTGGCTGAAGAACTGTTCCGGGTTCTTGTAGCCGACTGCCTCGGCCAGCTTCGCCGCGCTGGCGTAGAAATTGGCCGGCGACACAAGGCCGGGCACCTGCGCAAGCTGCTTTTGCTCTTGGAGCACCAGTTGCACGCCTTGCAGTTTCATCTGCTGGTCAGCAGTGCCAAGGCCCACGGCAATGGACAGGTCCGCGCGCTTCTTCCACTGGCGCGGATCAATCGGCACCCACTTGCCACGAAGGCGGATCGTCTCGGCCTTGGTGGCATGACGCCGGCAGAGCCCGTGCATCCCCCGAAACAGCGCGGCAAGGGCATTGCCGAAGGCGCGGGACACAATCTCAAGGCGAAGGTTCGCGTTCTCCGCGATGATCCGCACGCCCGTGGCGGTCTTGTTCAGGCTGTTGGAGTCCGTGCCTTGGTTGTAGCGCGTGAAGCCGGTGCGGTTCTCTTTCGCGCTGTCCCAATACTCGATCATCGGCTGGATGACCCCGCCAATAGGCTGAATCTCCGCCGAGGCCACCGCCTGGCTGACCGGGATGTTCCCCTTGACACGGATCACACCGGCAAGCTGGTTGTCCACAAGGTCGTCAATGTTGACGGCCTCATTGGCATACGTCCGGTTGTTGTTGATCGTGTAGATGTTGTTCAGCGTCTCACGGATGAGCGTCGATTTGACCCGCTGAACTTCAATCGTCTCGTCTGCCGGGCAACGACCGTAGAACTTGAACGGCTGCGGGTACGGCGTCCAGCCAACGAAGGGGATTTCCTCAGTCTCTTCGTTCGACAGGATTTGCCGGCCGACACAGCAGAACTTGCGCAGCTCGGGGATGCCGTCGCCGTCCGCGTCAACGCGCCAGTAGGTCTCCTTGAACAGCACCTGACGCAACGACTTGTCCGCCGTCTCCGTGCGCAGGAAAATGCGTTCTTCTTCGTTGCGGCGGGCTTCGTACTGCGGATTCAACACCGGGTCATAGTCGGTGCCGTCGTCAATGTCGTCTTCAACGTCATAGCCCATCTCGCGCAACTGGCCGAGCGTGACCCGGCGGCGGTGCTGCACGAACGGCGCCTGTTGCGGGTCTGGGCTCGTGGCGTCAGGGCTGACCAGGAACTCTTCGGGCGGGATGACGCAATAGGCAGCGCGGCCCACCTCTTCAACCGTGCGCAGGGTCACATCGTGCAGCGGCTCGCCGGCCGGGCCGACAGTAGCCGTGTGCTCAACGATTTGCACGTCGGCGTCTTGCGCCAGCAGGGCCATCAGGTCGTCGCTAATGCCGCTATAGCGCTCGATGCTGGCTGATTGCTTCGTCTCCCACCAGTATTTGACGACGCCGTTCTTTTGCAGAAGGCCCGTCTTCACCCACGCCACGAGTTGCGTAAACGAGTCGTTGCGCTGGGTGGCTACCCAGTTCAGGTACTCGCTTTCCTGCTGCGCGGCCTCTTCGTCGTCCGGCCCCAGCGGGGTGAACTTCACCACGTCATCCGAGGCCAGGAACGGGCGCAGGATGGCCGGCGTCATGCCCTCGACCACATCCCACACGTCCGACGAGACGACGGACGACTTGCCCTCTTCCTCGGTGCCGAACGGCTTGCCGTAGTAGAAATCGAGCGCGCGGCCCTGCTCTTGGGCAATCTCACCCGTGTAGTAGCCAACGGCCTGCCGCTCCAGCAGTTCAAGCTGGGCAAGCAGTTCGTCGTCGGTCAACTTCACGCCTGCACCTTCTTCGGGCGGCCGGGGCCGCGCTTCGGGTTCACGCTCTCAGCAGTCGCGGCGAACTCCGCCTCGTGCGCCTGCTCGATAGCCTCATCCAGCGCCTCGCGGCCCAGCGCCTGAAGCTCGCGCAGGTTGTTGATGGCGTCCACCAGCAGCGGCAGGCCAGCAGCCTCGGCCTCGTCTTCTGGCAGCGCACGAAGCGCGGCGGCCTTCTCAACCAGCGCGTCAATCTTGTCTTGCAGCGTCACACGACGGCCTTTCGTTTGATCGGAAGCGGCGCAAACTCGCGCGGCGGCTCATACACGATGCACATCAAGCCAAACGCATCGGCGCCATGGCTTGACCAATCGTGCTCAGGCCCAAGGCCAATGCCGCGCTCTTGATCGCGCTTCTCGTGATACCAACCCAGCGCAGAGCGGCCGGCTTCGGTGCGTTCTTCATCGAACCAGATAGACGGAAACCAGCGCCGCGCAGCCTCAATCCGCTGCTTTGCCGCGCCCTTGCCTTGGTTCGGCACAACTTCCACCACGAAGCCGGCAGCCTTGAACGCCGACTCAAAGCTCACGTCGTGGATTCGGTCGTTCGTCTCGCCGTCGTGCGGCAGCCAGACTGCGGCCTTTTCATAGCCGTTGTCACGCAGCCACTGCACATGAACCGACAGCGGCTGGCCCTGCGCCTCGTAGTAGTCCAGAACGCGGATTTCGCGCCCTACAAACTGCGCCACCCACATGGCGAAGGCATCAGCCCGCGCACCAGTGCCACCGAGGTCACAGAACACCCGCAGCGACATGAGCGGGTCACGCGCCAGGCGGCCAATGCGCCCCGCAGCCTTTGCCTCCGTCAGCGCCCCAGCGAAGTAGGCGCCCTCCACGACGGTGGCGAACTCACCTTCCCACACATGCCCGTATTGATCGGGGCGCTCTACCTTGTCGCGCTGGCGCTCTCGCTCCAGCTTGGCCGGGAACCTCGGGTTGTCCCGCCAGTTCAGTTGAACGATCTTGACCAGCGGGTCTTTGCTGGCGCGAAACCTGGCCTCTACCGGCGCGTTCTTGCGCTTAGGGTTCCACGTCACCCAAAGCTCGGCGTTCCAAGCCTCGCCCTCTTCCCGCAGCGTAGGAATGAGCGTTGTCCACGCCTCATCTGTCACCGGCTCGGCTTCGTCAACCCAGCAAACAAGAATGCGCCCCTTCGACTTGATGGACGCGATGTTGCGGTCTAGGCCGGCAAAGCTGAAGCTGATGCGCCCGTCGCGGCTGCGGATGAACTTGTCGCCTACCTCGTAGTAAGCCGCCAGCCAAGGCTCATCTTCAATCGCCCGCTTGCATTCCTCCAGCGAGGAATCCTCTAGCGAGTTCATGTATTGCCGGGCGCACAGAATGATCCCCGCGGTGCCCGCTGCGCCGTGCATGTAGCCCACAACGGCAGCCATCTTGGCAAAGCTGCGGGTCTTGCCCGACCCCCGCCCGCCGTAGGCCCCTCGAACGTCTGCGGGCCCGTCAAAGACCGGAATGAGCTTCGGCGGAAGCTCGATACGGGCAGAGATCACGGCTTCAGCGCGACCAGCTCAATCCTGCCGACGTGCTGAATGGGCTTATCGCCGCCCTCAATCTGAAGCGGCATCACCTTGCCAAGCAGGGCCATGAACGCCTGCGGGTGGCTCCGCGCAGTGCTGACAAGGTAGTCAACGCCGCCAAGCTCGCCCAGAGCCTCCACGATCATTTCGCGGATACGAGCGTTCCCTTTGTCTAGCGACCCCTTGGGCCTACCGGCGCCGGGACGTTTGCCACCCCTGCCGGATGATTGTTTTTCAGTCATGCGCCTTCCCTTGCGGGTTCCGGCAGCCCAAAGCAAAACGCCCCATCCCGGGGCGCTGCTCTATGAGCTTTGCAGTGACACTGCCGCCTCCGGAATGGATGGGCGTGTCCTATGCCTATGGGCTCACACGTTCGCGCGAGCATGCCTGAATTCAAAGCACTAGCGCAACGGCTTTGCTGGCCTTAGCCACTCAATCCGCAGCGGGCCGATATACAACGCCTTGCGGTAGCCGTATCGCTCGGAAAACAGCGGCACATGACCGGCGCGAGCCTTCACATGCGGCCCGTAGCCAAACAGGCGGAACCAAAAGCCTCGCGGCCACACACAGACAGCAAAGGCGTTGCCGAGCCTCCACACGCGCCACCAGTCCATCACCCGCCCCTGTTCTTCAACATATCCCGCGCATCAATCACCGCCTGGCCCAGCCCTTCCAGCGTGAGGCCCAGCTCCGTCGCCATCCTGCGCGGGTTGCCCGGATAGATGTAGTGCCATTGCAGGGCGTGGCGGTACATCTCGGGTAGGCCGACAAACACCTTTTGCAGCCGGATGGCCTCTTTGCTGTCCACCGGGTCACTGACGGCGATGCCCGCGAAGGTGTCGCTGCTCTTGTAGCCCCGGAACATCGGATGCACGGCCCGGTGGCCGCTGCCACGGCACCAGCGCGCCCAGTTCCGCAGGCGGGCGTCTATCGGCCATTGCCGCTCGGGCACGCTATGAAAGTCCACCGCATCACGCTTCATCGCTTCTCCCAATCAGCTTCCAGCCGCCGCAGCACCTCTTGGCACTTGGCGAGCGACACAACACCCAGCCCGATGGCGCACTCCACGTCCGGCCCGATATCCATGCGCGAACCGATGGCGCGGCGCAGGGCGTCATCCCACGGCAACCACTCGGCGCCATCGCGCGGTTCGGCGTCAAACGCCAAGAACTCATCCATCACCGTGCCGAACAGCGCCACGCCGCCCACCGGCTGTCTTACGTTCAGAACTGACATCAGCGCTTCCCCTCTTTCGCCTTCTTGAACTCGGCCCATACCCGCTCTGCCATCGGCCGATCTTTGGCC